GAGTTTATCATGGACTGTGGACACGGCATGGGATTCTTCCTCGGCAATGTCCTGAAGTATACTCAGCGATACGGTAAGAAGGACGGTCACAATAGAAAAGACCTACTAAAAATCTTACATTATGCGCTTTTAGCTTTGAATGAACATGACCAGGATTATAAATAAGAGTAAACTAACCTCTTATTAGGAGAAAACAATGGCGTACAAAGTACAAATCGCTGTCACTAGACCAAATACTGAAGTAGATATGGCTACAACACTAAGGATGGATGAAGCGGATACTACAGTTATACCTGGGTTGCTTACTGCAACTGGTGGTACTAGAGAATATTCAAGATCAGATGATGAACTGACTACCTATGCAGTATATACTTTTGCGGATATAGATGCCTGGTTGAATTTTTATAATCAAGCGTTACCTGTTTGGAATAGGAACAATACTGTTGAAAAAGCAAACAACGCAGGCGTGACCATAGATGTCACTGTTATTGAAAACACTTGACATTCAGTCCTGTTTGTATTATTATATTATATTATTAACATAGTGAAGGAACTATATTATGAAACTAAGCAAGAATACTGTAGATGTTCTAAAGAACTTCTCGCAAATTAATCCAAACATCCTTGTCAAAGCAGGCCAAGAGATTCGCACTATTAACTCAGGCAAAAGCGCCTTTGCTAAAGCGACTATCAATGAAGCCTTTGACAAGGAGTTTGCTATCTATGACCTGAATGAGCTGCTCGCAGTATTGTCACTAGGTGACGAACCAGAGGTCAGTCTTAATGATGACCACATGACAATTTCGGTTCAGAACTTTGGTGAGATTAATTTCTTTTACTCAAAGCCTGAACTTGTCACATCTCCCCCTGACAAAGACCTCCCTTCGTCCGAAGGCTTCTTTACTTATTCATTAACTGAGGGAAGCCTACAGTTTTGGTTACGTACAGCAGCTACTATCGCAGCTCCCTATGTGAGCATTGTAGCAGACGGTACACAGGCTAAGGTTAGTATCACAGATCCTGAGATGAAAAATGCTACTAAGTTTGAAACTGTCATTGGTCAGACTGATAAGACTTTTAAGGCACATATTCCTACAGCAAACATTAAACTGATGCCTCAGGATTACACTGTAAACATTCCTAGCACAGGTGGCTTTGTACACTTCAAGGCAAGCAATGTTGAGTATTGGATTGCCCTTGATAAATCCTCGGAGTTTTAATTATGGACGGCAAAATGTCATTTACGCTACGTGAAGTAGCAAATGGTTGGTTACTTGAGATCGATGGTATCGACCATGCAGAATATATCTTTAAGACTACGGGTCCTGCTTTAGGTATGATCCGTAAAGTCTTGAAGGAAGAAATAAATCCTTTTGGAGACGATGATGAATAAAGAAGAAAAAGAAGTAGATGTAAAAAAAGAAGAACAGCAGGAAGAAGTCCGTCACATTGAATTGACTATTGAAGATAATACGGAAGTCAAAGAAAAGCTAGGTTAAAATTATATTATATTATGGAGTTTGTGAATGGAACATTTTTTATGGGTAGAGAAGTATCGTCCCAAGTCTATTGAAGAATGTATCCTGCCCGAATCAATCAAAAGCACGTTCAAGGAATTTCTCTCTAAGGGTGAAGTTCCTAACCTGCTTCTGTGTGGTACAGCAGGTACAGGTAAAACTACAGTAGCACGAGCCCTGTGTGAAGAACTAGGTAGTGACTATATCATTATCAATGGTTCAGATGAGGGTCGTCAAATTGATACACTGCGAACTAAGATCAAACAGTTTGCTAGTGGTATGTCTTTTCTCGGCAAGCCTAAGGTTGTAATCATAGATGAGGCTGACTATCTAAACAGGGAGTCAGTACAACCTGCTCTCAGGGCTTTTATTGAGTCCTTCTCTGATAACTGTCGCTTCATATTCACTTGTAACTATAAACAAAAGATCATCACTCCTCTACACAGCAGGACTACGGTGATCGACTTTGGTTCACAAAAGGCAGACAAGGCTAAACTTGCTGCTGCTTTTATGAAACGTATGCAAGAGATACTTAAAGCGGAAGGTGTTGAATATGTAGACAAGGTGTTGGCCGAGTTGTTGATGAAACACTATCCTGACTACAGGCGAGTGATAAACGAACTACAACGCTACAGTAGCTCAGGTGTCATTGACGAAGGTATCCTCAGCAACATAGGTGAGATCAATACGAAAGAACTTGTTTCAGCAATGAAAGAGAAGGACTGGAAGAAGATGCGCCAGTGGGTTGCTAATAATGTTGAGTCAGACCCTCAAGGTATTTTCAGATACATCTATGACAGTTTGATTCCCGAGGTTACTACTGTTCCTCAAATGGTTGTACTGATTGCTGACTATCAATACAAGGCAGCGTTTGTTGCAGATCAGGAAATTAATCTGACTGCTTGCTTGACTGAACTGATGGCGAGTATGAAGTTTAAATGAAAATTATCTTAGACACAGAAACAGAAAGAGTTTTCTATGAACCGGGTGAAGGTAACAATACTTTAGTATGTTTTTCCGGTATAGACTTTGATGTATTTGGTTTCAATAATTATAATCCCGAAGCAATAGATAGACCTGAGTTTGTAAAAGTAACTGCAGGCATCGGTGATCGTTTTTGGGTAATAGACAAAAAAAGAAGTTGGGGTTGTTATATTGACTACGAAAACCTAAACACTTTTTTGTCACCTTACTTTGAAGGCAAAAACGTAGTAGCACTAGGCAGTTGTATGGGTGCTACAAATGCAATCAAGTTTGCATATTACACAGATGTAAATAGAGTGATAGCATTTACTCCTCACTGGAGCGGTGATGAAAACGAGTTGCCTGGATTTTGGTTTGACAAAAGAACTAAATTTGTAAGAGACCGGGCAATGGCTACTGGCTGGAAAACATTAGATGGATGGTTCAGACCTATGACTACATACATTATGCTTTGGAGTCCTGACATTATAGATGTTCCACACATGATAAAGTTTCCTGCATTGCCTAACATAAAGCCTCTTTTCATAGTGAAATCTAATCATAGTATAGCTAGGTTCATAAAAATGTTTGGTGTGTTGCCTGATATGTTAGGTGAGTGTATCACAGCAAAGGATCCACAGTTAGGTGCCTCTAAAGTATTAGACAAGGCAGGAATATTACATGAGTTATTTTAAAGAGTTTGGACCTCCTGTTGAAGAGGTAGATGAAAAAGAATATGTTGAGAAGATTAAAAAGTTAAGTCCCTTTGACTATCTAAACACTATCACATACAGCAAACAGGACATAATGACAGAGGACAATGAGTCACAATACCCTGCCTTTATTATAAACAGAGGACTAGGGTTCGGTGTTGATACTGTCATAGCAGCTAACGAAATGAACAGCAGGACACATATTGATTATAGGATGCAGTATGACTTTTTACGTAGCGTGATACGTAAGTCAAAACGATATAACAAATGGATCAAAGCAGAGGAGAGTAACCTCGAAGCAGTGAAAGAATACTTTGGCTATAGTTATAACAAAGCTAAAGAGGCGCTGACACTTCTGTCCGACAAAGAGATAGCTGAGATCAAGGGTTGGTTAGCGACCGCTAAAGGTGGGAAGTTATAAATACTTTTGTTACTATGAATAATAATTAACAAAAGGTGTATGAAATGATTGACCGAGATAATTTCTTTGACATAGATTATCCCGACTACCAACCCCTAGAAATTTTGTTAGAGGATCCTGAAAACTTTTTGAAGATTAAGGAGACACTTTCACGTATAGGTGTGGCTTCAAAAAAGGACAACACATTATATCAGTCCTGTCATATCCTGCACAAGCAGGGTAGATACTTTATCACACACTTCAAGGAGTTGTTTGCTCTGGACGGCAAAGAAGCCGTATTTATGGATAACGATTTAGAAAGACGAAATACTATAGCAAAGCTGCTACAAGACTGGGGTTTGTTAAAAATCAAAAACCCTATTAGTGAAAACTTACTAGCTCCTTTGAGTCAGATTAAAATAATCTCTTATAAAGAGAAAGGTGAATGGAACTTAGTTCCTAAATATAATATTGGAAAGAAGCGTTGATTCTGAACCTACTTAAAATAGGTAAAAAAGTAGGATTCCCAATAGAAAAGATACAAAGTGTAGTACAAATATTTTTTACACTTGTCTCCTTGCTGTTGGTATCCAAATACTACAGCCCATTGGAAGTTTTTGCCTTACTGGTCATTTATTTTTTTATGGCTGGAATGATAGTATCCGGATACCTTCACAGATATTGCTCACACAGAGCATGGAAATGTCCTCGTTGGCTAGAAGTGTTGCTCATGGCATTATCAACAACAGGTCTAGCAGGAATGTGTATCGTTTGGTCAGGTATTCACACAGAGCATCATAGGTATACTGATAAAAAAGGAGATCCACACGGTCCTCAAAAAACTTTTTGGGAAAACATGATGATATTTTCATACTTTCCTAAAAGTGATAAAACACCTAGGTGGATGCTCAGGGACAAGATGTATAGAATACAAATGAAATACTATTGGGAGTTAGTAATAGTATTTGCTAGTATTTGGATTTATATTTTTAGTTGGCAAAGTTGGGTATTGTTTGTTGCTGTTATGTATTGGTGGCAAGTAGGATTGAACTTGTTAGGCCACACAAAGGCCATGAGACCAGAGAACAGAGGTCATATCATGGGTATGTTGTGGGGAGGTGAGTTATATCACAGTAATCACCATAAGAATCCTATGAAACTTTGCTTCGGAGAGCTTGACTTTCCATATTTTTTTATGATAAAATGGTTTGGTAGTTATAAATAAAAGGCCCCCGTGAGGTGAAGTACACTTTGATGATACCGAGCGGGAGGCACCACTACGCCGATAGGGTAGTGTAACATTAAAACTCGCTTAATAAAGGAGCACAATTATGGTACGTAAATATACTACTGCCAACATGGCAGAAATTTTTGATAATGTAAGACCGTTTACTATAGGTTTTGATCGTTTGTTTGACAATCTTCACAATGTTTCGGAGATTCATAGTCCAAACTATCCCCCCTATAATATTGTTGCGGACGATGACGAGCATTTCACTATTGAAATTGCTTGTGCAGGATTCGCTAAAGATGAATTTAATGTTCATTTACTTCCAGAGGGCAACAAGTTAATTGTCCAGGGTGTACAAGACCGAGGTGAAGATACTAGAAAATTCTATCACAAAGGTATTGGAGCTCGTAACTTTACACATTCATTCGCACTTGCAAATGATGTTGAGGTTGTAGACAGCACTTACTATGACGGTATCCTTGAGATTACCCTCAGGCGTGTTGTACCGGAAGAAATGAAACCAAGACAAATTGAAGTGAAATAAATTAGGAGAAAGCTATGTCCGATGTACAAGTGGTCAAACTCACAACCGGTGAAGATGTCATGGGTTTTGTTGAAGAAGTAGATTTAGAAGGTGCAGGTAAGGTCCTGTCAATTAGGAATCCTGTTGCAATTATCCTGCGGCCTAAAGATGAGAGAGGAGACACATTTGGC